TAATAGAAAAATTAGACAACGCAATAGTATAAGCAAATGAAAAAACTACAAACACAAAAAAGTGTATTATATATCACTTTTAATAATATTTAATATAATAGTAAAGTATATTTTATATTATAGTGTAATATAATGCACTAAATGATAATTGAATAGTAAAACAAAATAGATATGAAAACACCAATACAATAATATGAGAGCAACATACTTACATTACGAGAACGGAAAAGGATACGATGTGATAGACTTCATCAAAGACTATAACCTAAACTTCAACAGGGGTAATATAATTAAATATATTTGCAGAGCAGGTAAAAAAGAAAGCGAATTAAAAGACCTTGAAAAAGCTGCTGATTATTTAAGACGTGAAATAGAATACATAAGAAACGAACAAGAGAAGTGGATAGAAAAGAACAATTAGAACAATTAGAACTTATGAAAGAAGAACAAAAAGCAGGAGTGCCTGAAGCACAAACAATAGACGAAGCAATAAGCGAAGCAATAAGCGACAAACACTTAAACTATTTAAAGAGTGTTTTAATAGCCCAACTATTATTAGAAGCTAATGATGAATTAAAAGGCAGTAAAGCATTTAGACAAAATATAAAATACCAAGTAGGTAAGACTAATAAACTACTTGAAGAAGTTTACCAAGAGGGCTTTAATACAGTCTATTACAATAACCCCGAATTTTGCACCAATGTACTAAACAAATTAGATGGTTTGTTTGATAAGATTAAAACTGCAACCATAGATGAGTTAGTAATGATTGATGCATTAATAGACCAATACTATAAAGACCAAGATACGATTAACGAAGAACAAAAAGTAGAATTTACAAAGATAGACTAAAATGGGTTTAATAACAAAAAGGGTTAAGCAAAAAGCATTAAATTTATATACTGATGCTTACAATAGTGTAACAACACTTCCAAAAAGTTGTTTTGATTATGTTGCAGACCCAAAAGCAAAAAAAATAGCTTTAAATTATGTTGAAGCAATAATAAAAAAAAGAGCAAAAAAACAAGATATATTTTGGCTTTTAGTTAAACGTGAAATCAATAATATAAATTCTGAATTAGATAAAAAACAAACTCTTCAATGTATTAATATATTAATTGAGCAGCTATGTGATAACTATGAAAATGATTTAATTAATTTAGATAATTTAAGAAAACAAAAAAGAAAATTAGAAAAAAAAATAAAAGAAATAAATAAGATAGAAACCGAAAAATTTACAAAGATAGACTAATATGAAAAATTCAAATAAATTAGAAACAGTTAGAGATACAATACTTCAAGTAAGCAATATAGATATATTTGAACAAACAAGACGTAGGGAAGTTATAGAGATGCGAAGTTTAGCAAACACCTATGTGTATTATGTAGGCAAGATGCGACTTATGGAGATAGTAAGAGAATATGCAAGGAACGGTTACCAAACAACACACTCTTCTATAATACATAGCTTAAACACCTATGAGCAACATAAATTCTATAACCCCGATTTAGAACTAACATACAAGGCACTAATAGGAGATAATAGATTATATGTATTAGAGCAAATACCAAAGGCAACAGAAAAACAAATAGAACAGATAGAACAGATACTACTCTAAAAAAATAAGATTATGTTTATATATTGGTAAGTTCAGATAACTAATTTAATACTGATTATGGACAAAAGAAGATTTAATAAAGGTACTAAAGGTAATAAGGGTGGTCGACCAAGCAAAGCAGATGAACATAAATTAATAGAGCGTTTAGATGCTATTATAGACAAAGATGAAGCCATAGACAAATTAGGGGAGTTAGTCAAGAAAGGCGATATGAGAGCGGTACAACTGTATTTTAATTACCGATACGGTAAACCAAAAGAAAGTATGGATATAAACTCAAGCGAGGGCTTAAACATCAATTTTAAAGACTTAATTAAGTTTGTTTGATAGAAATAGATGAGAAATACAAAGCTATTCTAAAACAAGATAGTAGGTATTATATAGTAAGTGGCGGTCGTGGCTCGGGTAAGTCTTTTTCTATAAACGCTATATTGGTAATGCTAACCTATGAAGCAGGACACACAATATTATTTACAAGGTACACCCTAACATCTGCATACATTTCTATTATACCCGAATTTATTGAGAAGTTAGAACTGTTTGGGTTTACATCCCATTTTCATATAACCAAAGACGAAATAATAAATAAGCACACAGGAAGCAAAATAATATTCAGAGGTATAAAGACTTCAAGCGGGGACCAAACCGCAAACTTAAAATCCCTACAAGGTATTACAACGTGGGTGGTTGATGAAGCAGAGGAACTAACAGACGAACAGAAGTTTGACACTATTGATTTGTCGGTAAGAGAAAAGGGTTTACAAAACAGAGTTATCCTGATACTAAACCCAAGCACAAAAGAACATTTCATATATAAGCGTTTCTTTGAGGACAGAGGCGTACAAGAGGGTAGCAACACGACTAAAGAAAACACCACCTACATACACACAACTTATTTAGACAACATTAAAAACCTATCTAATAGTTTTATAGAGCAGATAGAACAAATGAAAATACGCAGACCTGAAAAATACAAGCATCAAATGTTAGGTGCTTGGATGAGTAAAGCAGAGGGTGTTATATTTGATAATTGGTCTATTGGAGAATTTAAACGTAAGGGTGTATCCGTATGGGGACAGGATTACGGGTTTGCAGCTGACCCGACAACACTTGTTGAGACAAACATAGATACAAGCACTAAAACGATATACCTAAAAGAATGTACATACCTGCCAAGACTAACTACTTCACAAATAGCTGAACTTAATTTAAAACACGCAGGGGATGGTTTAATAATAGGGGATAGCGCAGAGCCAAGATTGATAAACGAAATAAAAGCTAAAGGGTGCAATATACAGGCATCAATTAAAGGACAAGGTAGTGTAACATACGGAATTAGTTTACTACAAGATTATGACCTTGTTGTAAGCCCTGACAGTACAAACCTCATCAAAGAACTAAATAATTATCGTTGGTTAGAGCGCAAATCAAACACACCAATAGACAAATACAACCACCTTATTGATGCGGTTAGATATGCAGTAGGGTATCAATTACAAAACCCAAATAGAGGAAAATATATAGTTCATTAACCTGTTGGAAAAAATTTTCGTAAAATTTTCGTAAGTTTTTTTGTTTAAAATTTGTTTATAACTAAAATAATGTTGTATATTTGTAATGTAAAACAAAAACAAACAATTATGGAAACTATTAAAATTACAAAATTAGAGAACGAATTATTAAACGAAATTATGCTTGGGGAACTCGATGGCATCGGTATGGGTTATGGCGAATATGACGGACTTAACGCCTCAAATCAAGAAAAGGGTGTTTTAGGTTCATTAATTAAAAAAGGTCTTGTTTACGATAGTCAAGGACATAATGTCAATGAGTTTAACTATGAGCCAATGTATTGTACAAGTTTATGGGATAAAAAAATATTAGGTCTTAATATTGTATTAAATGGAATATATGACCCTCAAGAAGTATTAAAAACAATAAAATAAAAACAAATAATAACTCTAAACAACTAATTATGACACCCTCACAGAAATGTGGGGGTTTTTTTTACCTTGTTCTAAAATAATTTAAAAACGTTTATATATAGGTATGAAAGTTAATTTAAGAATACCTAATAGCTTAAACGAGATTACATTAGGTCAATATCAACAATACGCAAAGTTGCAAAACCTAAAGGATAGCGATTTGCAATTAAAGATGATTGAGATATTTTGCAATGTTCCTGAAATAGTAGTAAGGAATATGAGAGCCACAGACATAGTTGAAATATGCGACATTATCAATAGTATGTTTGATGTTAAGCATCAGCTTATAAATGGCTTTAAATTGAACGGTATTAATTATGGGTTTATACCAAGTCTTGAAGATATGTCTTTTGGGGAGTATGTAGACCTTGATACTTTCATTGGGGATAACGATAATTTACATAGAGCAGTAAACGTATTGTACAGACCAATAGAACATAAGCAAGGTAGTAGATATACCATTAAAGAGTATGACCCAAACACAAGTGAATTAGCTAAAGAC